AAAACCAACGATCAAGAGTATTCTCAGGTTTGGTCTCATAATTGCGCAGGAGTAACTCTTTCCTGTTGTGCTGATCGTCCAGATAGTTCTGACCAGAGTGCATTGTATATGTCAAGTCCCACTCTAACTGCTCCCAATCAGTATATGCTTCTTTGAGCATATCGTTGGAGTTGTAAGTTATCATCACCGCACAGTCAGTCTGGTCAATCTGGTCGTGGAATCGTTTGTGACAGAACGAGTCGTGCATATCGCCGTTGTTGCCATAGATGAAAGACTTGATGTCATAGGGCGGGTCAGCAAACAGGAATGTGGTCTCGTCTCCGTCCAATAATGCAGAGTAATCTTCATTGGTGATCTTCCAGTTCCTAATCACGTGCGAGAACTTTGGGAGTTTGCCTATCAGATTGTGGGTGAACAGATCGCGGCAAGCATCTTTACTAAACGAACCAGTGGTCTCACCGAGACCAGAGAACGAACAACGGTTCATGACATAAAACTGCCATGCGATCTCAAACGGATCCTCTGCCTCGTTCAACCCTTCACGCATCGTGTGGTAGTAATCAAGATGTGCGGTCAGGGAATCTTCTGCGGCGAGTAGATCCGCCTTCACTGAGTGCAGTTTGTCTGTCAGCCGTTGACCTTCTGCTTGAAGAGTCTTCCAGAAACAGTACAAGTTGTAATACTTGTCATTGACCCACACAGGCACATGCGGTCGCATCATAGAGAAATACAATGCACAACTGCCGCCACCAAGGAAGCATTCGCGATATTCAGTAATTGGGGGGTCGGGTAAGTTTCCGTCAGAGAATAGAAACTTTACTGCACGTGATTTACCACCTGGATATCTCAGTGGTGTTTTTAGATCTTTCATTGTCCGCCATAAATTGAATCAAGTAGATCCGAAAACTGCTCCACCTTTTGTAGTCTCTCTGGCCAATAGATATAATCCTTTTCAGGATTTGCCTTCAAGTTATTCAACAAAGGTTGAATCGCATTATATAATTTATCGAGTCTTGCTTTTGCCTGTTCTGCTGTCGCACTGGCATCACCCAACTCTTTTACTGTACTCTGTACTGCCTCCAGTTCTTGTTCGTCAACGGCAGTAAAACCAAAGTCAAAAATATCATTACTCATGTGTTGTATCCTTTTTCTTCTTTGCAGGTAAAGAAACGAGTTTCCCCTGTCTCCTTTGCGGTAATGATGAAACGACCATTTGGTCTGCACTTCTCAGCAATAATCCGTAGCATTTGATCGTTCACTTCCTGACGTATTACTGTCTTTTCAATATCCAATTGAATATCAAATAGTGCCTGTTGTTCCTCAAGTTCTCCCTCGAGTTTAATTTGGTACTCAGCACGTGTTTCTCTGATATTGTTCTGGATCTTGGTCTCACCGTATATGAAGAACCCCGATAGTGCAGCGATATTTATTAGACCAAGTATGATTGGAAACCACACTACAATTCGTCCTCTTCCCAAGCGCCGCAATAATTACAAGTCTCGTTTTTGCCGATCCACATAACACCCAACTCTACAGTGCAAGAATGCTTCCACATGTTATCGTAGTTTGGTTCGAATGTTTTCTTACCAAAAATACGATCCCAGTTTTCATCATATGTTTTCTGGTCGACAGACAATGGTCTTGCTTTATCTCCTTTCCCTGCCATACATCCTCCTATTGAAGAACAATACCACTAGTTTGCTGTTGCCATCCTTTTTCGATATCTTCATGAGACTCGACAATCGCGATGACGTTTGTCAATTGATAAGTCACTTCACTGGGATTAGTTTGCCCAGTCATGCAGACACCTGGAGCGAATCCTGCGCCGCCGTCTTGTGAGACGAACAACCTTGGATCTTTCAGCGTGACCGAAGTGGTGTCGATAGATTCGAGTCTACCGATCATTTCACCAAGAGGCGTCAATACAGTGACGACTTTATTCTTCAGCTGCTTGTACATCAGACTGTTCCTTCTGTGCTGCTTCTAAGATGCCTGCGAGTTTAGTACGGAGTTGCCCAATCATCTGCAACTCTGGACCTTCAAATGCACCACGCTTTGAACAAACGTCGATAACTTGCACCATGCTGGCGATATCATTGTAATCAATTTCCATCGTTTTCTTCCTCTTCAATTTCTTCTATATTAAATTGACCTATTATACCCATCTCTTGTAGGGTAAATAAACATTCACGGATTCCTTGAGTTCGTTCTGTTGTTGCTGCTCGCCAATATCCCCACATGTGTGCACCATATAACATGGTCACCGCGACGATAGTATGCGCCACATCACTCATATTTTAAATCCTTCTATACTGACAAGTTTTCCTGCATCAGTCTTGTCAAAAACTGGACCATCATCAACGATGTCGATTTGTGCAGTTTCATCAGCATCAAACAACTTCATTTTAGATCGGTCGACCCCGACAACGAATCGTTTGTTGTACGTTGGGTCGTTGTATCTATTCTTCAATTGCTTGACCATGATCTGATTGTTTTCTGCCAGTTCATCGTTACTAATCAGAGCAAACATCAAGTCTGCTGTTGCAGGTAGACCAAAAGATTCCGAAGTATCTTCAAGTCCAGGGTCTGACGACGAGAAACCACTCCTCGTTGTCTGAGTAGCAGACATGATAGGCAGGTCAAACTCTACTGCAAGACCTCGTATCTCCTCTGCAATCGCTTTGATGTAAGAGTATGAGTTGATTGAACCACCCATACCCTTCATCCTAGAAGAAGCACAGATATTCAGATAGTCAATGAAGATCATATCTGGTTCGAACTTCTTCTTCAACTTCAGTTCGTTTAGTAATGCACGGAAGTGACCAGCATGCGCCTGTCCAGTCGGGTACTCTTTGATGATTAGTTTACCAGTCGTTCGTTCGGCGATCTTCATCACTCGATCTTTGAACATATCACGGGACAATGATTCAATTTGGTCAATCGGCAGATCGAACAGGTTCGCATCGATACGTTCTGCGATACGTTCCTCTGCCATTTCCATAGTTATGTATAATACATTTTTACTCTGCGTCAGGACGTTAGCAGCGCAGTGGCACATAAAAAGAGACTTACCGACACCAGTTCCGGCCAGTGCAATGTTAAGTGACTTGTTAGGCAGACCACCTTTTGTGATACTGTTGAAGTATTCCAAGTCGAATGGGATTCGTTCTTCTTTTTCATGATAAAACTCGTATCGTTCATTCAAGTTCTCGATATAGTCGTGTCCGATATTCGTATCAAAGGACACACCTAGTGCATTAGACAAGATATCTGGCAGTGCGTTTTTCGTCAGAGACTGATGCTTGCCATCGATGATCGTGATTGATTCCATGATAGCATTATATACTGCTCGGTCTTGACACCACTTCTCAGTCTTATCTATTAACCAAGCAAACTCTGCTTCGACAGGGACAAACAGATCAGGGATAATGTCATACTGCTCTTGAGAGAGATTATCCTCTTTCGCAGTTATCTTGAATGATTCAAGAGTCGGGATACTATTATACTTTGCCACATACTTGACGAAGGATTTGAAGATATTTTTATGGTCACCTTCAAAGTAATCGGGGTCCATGAACGGAACCACTCGGCGCATATAATCTTCGTTAGTGAAGAAACTCCGGACGATGACGTCCTGAATATTATCGCTCAATCTTTTCACCTGTACTTGTATCAACAAAAATAGCAGAACCATCAAGTTCTGTCTGCCTGATAATATCTTGTATCACAGAACTAGCAACCAATTGTAACTCATCGTCACTTTCAGTCAAGTCTTCATCTGGGGTCTCAACGAGATCGAGTACAAATTCAAGTTCTTCACCCAATATCTTCACGCCAGAGAATTTTATGATGGTGTCTTGGTATTTCTCCAACTTGAGCATGACATAGATCAAGTCCGGACGATTCTCCGGACTCGGTAAAATGTCATAGTGGTTGCCTTCTGACACCAGTAAGTACTGTGCCATCAGACTTCCTCCTCAAGTTCGAGTGGTTCGGCGTCTGACACATGACCGACTTGATACAGTTCTCTCACAAACTCTTGGAACTTTTCATCTGCCAGAGTATCTTGCCAAAACTCCTCAGTCAGAGTTTCTTTTTCGCGTTTCTTCGACCCCACCATTTCGCCAGTCGACCGATCCACGAGTTGATACCAACCATTGGAAGGCTTAACAACAAAACCACCATGTAGAGCAACGTCAAGCAAACCACTGTAACGCTCCACACCGCCGTCCCAAGAAACACTAACAGGGATTTTAGACTTCTCTTTAACGTATCGAGATTTTTCGACATTGATAATGAAATCATATCCTGTTACCTCCGTACCAGTTTTGTTCTGTCTCCTCCCGAGGATCCAGATGTTATCAGCACTGTAGTAGATACCAGTACCACCAGAGACGATATCTTTC